CCACGCTACTCGTTTGGCTTGCCCATAGGTAGGCGCAATGTAGGCAAATCGTGGGTCTGGCTTGTCGCACTCGATAGCGGACTTGATAAGGTGATTGATTGCGCTAACAGTCTTTCCCATACGACGATGGGCAACCACCACAGTAAAACGATGCTGCTCAATGGCATCATGTATCTCTAGCTGCTGAGACCTTGGCTCGTAGTCAATTACGATCTCTGTCATGCAGTCTTTTGATACCCGCAGTTCAGACACTTGCTATTGACCAGAAATGCGCTGCACATAGGGCAGTTAGTCGGCTTGTAACTCATTTCTTTCCTCCCCACTTAATGACCATCTCTTGAGCTTCCCCATCCTTGCCCGTCACCTCAGTCCTAGCCAGCTTAGGGATATGGTACTCACTCATCTTCAGCATAATGTCCAATGCCTTGTAAGGATCAGGCTTCATGCCTAAGACTTCATCGCCCTCTGCGACCCTCTGTAGCCATCTGTCCATATATTGACTATTACGGCTCAATAGCTCTGCAATAGCCTCTCTTACGACCTTAGTAGACTTGTTTACTGCTCCTTTAGGTCTACCCTTGCCGAATCCGTTTTCCGGTTTTTCTTCGGCTATTTTATTTTCTTCTGTTTCCATAATTGCAATACCTTCCGGTGTCTTGCTATACTCTGATTGTTTCTAATAGGAATTATAAATACACTTGTTTACTAGCTTCTGTACACTACTGAGACAGGAGGATTTATGTCACCTATCGTTAATACTGATGTTCAAATGCCTAAAGATGTCTTTGATGCCTTAGTGCTACATGAGACTTACTGCGTAGTTTCTGGCATTGAAACCACTACACCAGAATCCGTTAAGCAATGGCTGTTTAATCGCTTCGGAGAAACTATAGCAGATAAGTTTGATGAGTCTTATCTGTTTAATAACCGAGTGCTTTAAGCAGCTTATCGTCAATGACTCCAGCATACGGCTTCATTTGCAATGCTCTAATGTCTGTCTGTGCTGGCTTTGTTGGGTCTACAATTCCTCGCTCACGAACAACTTGTGGCAATAGCTCAAAGATTGTCCTGTTTTCCTTCAATCTTCCTAGACCCTGACCCGGAACTCCTTTCGGGTACGATGGATGCCCAGACACAGCAACAATAGGACTGCCAGCAAATATCTCGCCAATATTCATAATTCCAGCATCAGCAGCCATCAACTGTTTCGGATCAGCAACAGCAAGTCTAGCCTCACCAATACTCAAGCCACCAGTATTCCTGAAGTTCGTATCCAAAGCGTTCTTTAATGCTTTCCTAGCTGAATCTGGAGCGCCTCTAAACTGATCTACGCTTTGATCTGAAGCCAAGCCAGACCAGTCAGGAATAAACTTCTTTATCTCTTTATCAACTTTTGTCTTTTCTTTTTTGCTTAACGCGCTATTAGCATAAGACAGCATCGTCTCACCCGTCATCGTTGCAAAGTCACCACCAGACGGAGCCATTCTCCAAGGAATGTATAACGGGTTTTGCCCTGTAACTTCTTTGATGACCTGAGCATTTTGCATAATCTGCTTTACTGGCTGCTGACCAGATGCCCAAACCTGACCGGGATTGTTAAACATATAATCCTGACCACCTAGCAATCCAATAGGTCTGTCTAACTTGACACCTTTTACCTGCACCAAGTTACCACCGGCAGCCGTTCTATCCGACATTGACGTTATGAACGGTCTACCAGCAAACTGAGACAAATCAACAGTCGGAACCTGATTTGAACTTGTAGGATCAATAACCGTAGTTAAAGCTCGCAACCGTTCCTGCTCTAGCTTTCTTGGGTCAAATCGTGGGTCAAACTTTCCTTCACGAAATAGACCACTCTTAAGCGCACCTTTAGGAGCAGTTCCAATAGAACTACCGCCAACTCCAGCCATGCCTACGTTAATCGCTTCTTCTGGGCTAACCGCATAGCCTTTTGCAGCCGTTATAGGCGTAGACACAGCCTTCGCTAACTCATAAATCAACTCTGGAGCAATCAAGCCTTGACTCTTGCTGTATCTAGGCAGCAAGCTAAGACGTTCCTTCATAGGAACCATGCCAAAGACTTCTTTAGTCTGACGCTCTACAGGTGATAACAGTCCTTCAGCCATAAATTACCCCGTACATATCCGGTCTGTGAGCCTTGATCCACTCCCTCGGCTCCTCATGGCATTTCTTAAAATCCATCCCTACTGTCTGTGATCCAGCATGGTGAACATACGCCCTGCTTACGAAATGCCTAAATCCCGCTTCTTGCAGGTCATGGCAGATTATATTATCTGAATACCAATTCGTGCTAGGAAACTTGGCTACCTTCCAAGCCTCTCTCGTTATCGTCGCAAATATTGGTGCTATGACAGCCGTTTCCTTAATCTGCCCCTCACTAGCCCAATACAATCCTTGCTGCCTATCGTCATGTACCGGAAACCTAATGTTCTGGTCTGGCAATACATAGTCGCTTCTTGCGCCCAAAAATCCCATTTTTTGAGCATGATCCCGAATAACTTTACAATCTTCAGCTAATAACTTTATTGTTTCTGGATTGATAACAACATCATCGTTAGCCACAATCAATGAATCGACTGCGATCCTTCCAAAAACGTCGCTGATGGCTTCATTATATGAGTCTCCAAAATTTCGACCAGTATTGGGTCTGACGATGACATTGGGCAAGATTCGCTTGAATCTCTCTCCTCTGGCAACGTCAACACTATAAATGTAAACCGGGATGGTAGGTGCATAGACTTTAATGCTCTCAAGCAATACCGAGATACCCGGATTGCTTACATGACAGATAACTATGGCTTGCATAAGCCCCAAAAATATAAGTCTGCCGGATTAGAGTTACTGCTGAACTCGTAATGTAGAAACCTGTCCATGTCGCAGTTCTCTAGGAAGTCCTGTTCCGTTAGGTTCCTGTAGTAATCACCGCAAAATGGCGCGTCAGATGGGCTTGTACGCCTCGTTCCATGCTCTGCCCTGCCCGTAGTAGCACAGGTCATGATGACGATCCCTGAAGCCATCCTAGCCATGTTCTCGAACGTCTTTACCCACTCAGGATTATGCTCGAAACACTCACAGGATATTGCTACGTTGAAACTCTTGTCAGGAAAGTCTAGCTCCTCTCCCTTGGCAACAAGGTCAACGCCTTTGCCCTCGCCTAGATCAACACCTAGATACTCACAGTTATCAAAGAACTGTCGGACTGATCCGTTAATGTCCAGACTGCCTACCTCTAGGACTTTTTTACCGGAAAAGAATTGCGGAAAGCGACGCTTTACCATCGCTACAAAGTCTAGCTGGCTCTGATGGCTCACTTTTTATTTCGTGCGGAAATGGCTTTAGCCTTAGCTCTGGCATCAGCCTTAGAACTAGCTCCCCATGCCTTTAGGCTCAAGAGTAACCGAGTAGGCTCACCGTTTGGTTTTCTTTCAGCACCGGGCATATTGCCCATACGGGCTAGGAAACTGGCTCGTCTAGGATTGTCACCAGACTTGACTGGAGCCTTTAGGTTAGAGCCGGGGTTTTCAGCCTCGTAAGACTTACGACCCTTCTCGTTAAGACCACCTTTAGGGTTCTTGCCAGCCTTCTTAGTCCAAGCGGCTGTCATTTTTTCTTGTCCTTAGCAGTCTTGGCAGCTTGCTTAAAGGCTTTAGCAGTAGGCGCACCTTCTGACCCCGGCTTACGCATCTTTTCCTTACTGCCAGCTTCGATACGTTTCCGTTTAGCATGAATATTGGCATATAGTCCGGGCTTCATTTCTTACCCTTCGAGGCTTTACGCCCTTCTGACATTGCAATAGCAACCGCCTGATCCCGTGATTTAACTACCTTACCGCCTTTACCAGAGTGCAAGGTTCCCTCTTTGTACTCTTTCATCACAGAGCCAACCTTCTTCTGCATCTTCGACATCTTTTTCATAGGATCACCTGTAAATGTCCATTGTCAAAAAGCAAACCTATCGTCTTTCTATGCGCTTCTTCCCACATTTCTAGACGCTCTGCCTTACTTAGATTCTTACCCTGATCCAGTTCCGCATGGCACATAAAACAAAGGCTAGCGACCCTGTAATCACTAGCCTTTATACCTTTTCCTTTACCATCTCGCAACTGATTTGAATGGGCTGCGACTACCGTTCCATCTTGCTTTCCACAATGCTGGCAAGGAAAGTTTCTCGCAATCTCTAAGATACGTTTGTTTCTATAAAGCATCAGATACCTGCTGCATCAGTTCTTTATCCGTTGGCATTGTTATCTCCTTGTGCTTTGTCTTTATGGCAGTTGATCTGCGTTACCGCTTGTGGTGCTGTCGGATAAACGTGTTGCCGTTGGTCAATCGTCAGGTCGTTTGTATAGTGCAAAGCTCGAACAAGAGCAGGGGTCAAAGCCGTAAACTGCTTAGGGTTCGGCTCGTCTGGGCAAATGGTGATGGTGTACGGTAATTTAGCCATTGTTATCTCCTTGTACTTTGGCGAGTGCGGCTTTGCATTTCTCTATGTACGGTTGGTCATCACTCAATGCTGCTTTCAGCGCCTCCACCAACTCCGCATTGACTTCATGTAGTCGGCGTAGTTCGGCAGCGGCTTTGTGTTTGTAATCCGTTGCACCATCGTATTGAGCTTGGTGTTCAAGAATATTTGCCCAACGCAGGGCTTCTGGTTGTTTGTCAGTCATAGCGGCTCCCCGTTATCCTCAGCGGCTTTGTTCAGGCGTTCTAATGCTTTCTTAGCATCGATCTTTGCAGCCCTCTCTACCGTGTAGTCAGCCATATTGTCCACCTCGCCACATTCAGGACAGTAATCTAGCCCCTCACCACTTACCGAACATTGACCACCCGGAATCTCTACCCAATCATCTACATAACCACAAGAACAGCATATCGCTAAGTTGGAATCATCTATCTCGTTCATATTTCCTCCTATTGAGTATTGCGGTCTAACCCACGATTAGAAGCCTCCTGCGACCTCCAGACATCGATCCTAGCCTGTGCTGCTACCAGCATCCATCTCAGCCTCTCAGCCTCCTCTACAGCCGCTTTAAGACCTTGTAGTAGCTCTAAGTATTCTGGATGGCTATAGGCGTAGGATTCTTTGTCAGCAATCGTATTCCCTAGCGCACTAGCGAAAAGAATAGCCTTCTTAGATTTTCGATATTGCTCTAGGTAAGTCACCTCAGCCTTAGCTTGAGCATAGGCTTTGGCATTTTCCATCATGAAATTAATTGCCTTATGAGGATTTATCGTTTCCATCTCGTTCTTTCAATTTTTTCTCTAGCTGAACTAACTCCCGCTGCAATGGAATTGTTTTCCTAATTGGCAATAGAGGTATCAGTTCTTTAAGATGTTTTATCCTATGTTCTAAGTCCATAAAAACCCTCTGTTGGTGAATTCTGAGCGAAGCAAGCCTAATCCGTATCATTGACACAGATTCGCTTCCCTCTGCTGGAGCCATTCCTCGCATCAGCATCCCAGACTTATTTCACCACCCGGCTCTAGGATTCGCCCACCGCCCCTGCTCTGGCTTGCTCGTGTAACAGGGTTAATCACAAACTACCACCGACGTGCCGCATAGCTTGCGACCTAGAAAATAAAAAAGCCCTCTAGGTTTGGCTCTCCGTGTGCGGTCACGTTCCCCATTTAAGAGGTGAGAACCAAAGCTAAAGGGCTTTGATGTTTGTCTATGACCGCACATAGATGTCCAAAGTATAGCGTAAATTTAAGGTTGTGTAACCGGAATTCCCCCAGCTAATTAGTTTTGCAAGAATGGCTCAGTTATTTGGACGTAGTACCAACGATCAGCATCGTTCATTTCATCCCAAATAAGTTCTACATCCTTAACGCGAACATCAAACATTATTGCAATTTGAGAAAAAGTATATTCACCAGAAGTAATAGCATTAGCAATTTGAAATGTATTCATGGTCAGTTCCTAGTTAATTAATATCGTGCTGCTAGGACTCTAGTCTCCTAAAAATGCTTCCAGACTGCAACATAAATATTTCTATCAAGAATCATTCTTCAATAGTTTCCGAACAAGCAATCCTTACCGCTTTAATCGCAGCCTGTGGGTTAGACACTACCGCTACCTGACCCTTCCAGACGGAGTGCCAGATAACCTGATCCGGTGTCAGCTTGGCTTTCTCGTCTTTCTTTATTTCTAACAAGATGTTCCTGCCACGATAACCCACCAAAATATCCGGGCATCCCTGACCGACCCCATGCAAATGCTGGACATCCATGCCTACTCGCCGGAGTTCCTTAACGATCTGCGTCTGCGTAGAATCTACTCGCTTAAAGACCATTCTTATACCTTTCTAGCTATCTTTTCCTCAATCTGCCAGCCAAGTTCCTCTAATAGCTCCTCAGTCGTTTCACCGTGACCAGTCGCATAGGCATGAGCCATCATCCACTCAGCTACCTTCTCACGCTCGACAGCAACGACAAGTGTGGCAAAGCGTTCAAGATGCTCAATACTCATCCCAATTTTTACGCCGTCCATCGATGCGGGAAACTCAACCCCGCTAGATTTCTGCGCCATGCGGATAATGTCATCTCTCTCCACGCCAATCCCCTTTCCACTAATATGTCACTTTGTTACACCCCATTGATTTGAACGATTATGTCGACGCATACTTTGACCAATCAATCCACCACGCTTCCTATCTATATTTGACAATCTTTTCAATCTTATATCATCGTTATTTTTCGTTGATTCGGTATTTAAGAAAGTCATCCAGTTTAATGTTTCAAGGTCTTTTGACTTATCCGTATCCCATAGCCGATCAGCTAGTGGCTTTAAGTAACAGCCTACAAAAGCCTGAACGCGCATTTTGTTAGTCTTAGGTTGACGTTTTAACGATTTCTCAGGGATGTCCATTCCATACACTCTTAACCAATTCCACAGAACACCAACTGTTACGTCCTTCCGAAACGCCTTAATTAGCATTGCGTCATAGATTCTTTGCTTATCCACGCCAATCCCCTTTTCTGCCTCGATTTCCCTTAGACCATTGATCCTTACAGACAATCTCTAGCTGGTCAGCAGCCTCATGCCCACGTTTCTGTCTAACAACGCTCAGGTACTTTAAGGCTGAATCCCTGTCTGCTGTCCTCCACGCTAAGACCTGCCTAACCTCGCATCTATGTCTTTCAGTCTCTAAAACGTCCATTGTTGTCAAAGTCCTGTGGTCTTGATCCTGCCGATTCAACAAACTGCTGGCTAGCTTGGTGATACCAAAGCTGATACCACTCCTGAGCCTCGCCATTCCTCTGTTTCTCGTTCATTAAGAACGTATCTCCCTGAGACTCATCCACAGTTTCGCCACGGTTTCGCTGGTTTTCCTTCTTTTTGTTGCGCCACACAAGAAAGACGTTATCAACCTGATCGCTAATGGAACCAGAGCCTTTCAAGTCGTTTTTGTTTGGAGTTACCTCGTCACTAGCCTGTTTCCGAATATGGTGGACTAGGTGGATATGGACGTTATGATCTCTAGCCAATGCCGTTAGCTCATCGATAAAGCCCTTCTGACCGTTGAAATCGTCCTCGTTCTTGACGCACTTCATCAGGCTATCGATAAATATATGCTGGACTCCTAGTTCCATCGCGCAATATCTCGCCATCGCAATAACCTTGTCCGGGCTAGTCGTACCCTGCTGATCGTAAAGATAAAGATGGTCAACTGTAAACTTATCCATCCGAGTCAGAATCTTCGTTATGTAAGCCTCTCGGTCTGATACCAGCGGATCATCAATAAATTCTCCTGAGAACTGTCGCAACATCCTCTCTAGCGTCTTAATCGGCTTCATCTCGAAACTAGCGATACATACCTTCTGGTTCTGCTTCACTAGGTGCAAAGCAATCTGTCCAGTCAACAGCGACTTACCACCACCGTTAGAACCTGCGTAAACCGTTACCTCTCCCGGTCTGAACGCAAAACTGCTGTGCGTATTAGTCCAAGGTAATACAATTTTTGTATCTCTAGCGGTACTTAGATAGCTTTCCTTTATGTCATCTAGGAAGTCTCTAGCCTGTTTAACCTTCAGCGTTACATCGTTGGAATGTAGATACTTCTCTACATCAATAGAGTCAGACTTGATAATCCTCAACCGTCTCGCTTCGTCTAACTCCGCTGCTCTCTGCTCCAGACTCATCTCGTCTCCCTAGTTCGTAAAGTTTATGCAAAGCAAATACGCTACCTACCCAAAACCCCGGTGTTACTTCAGAGAAGCCTAGCTCAATTAGCTTGGATTCAGTCATCTTTCCTCGCTTCCATCATGGCATCAGCCCATGCGTAAGAAGAATCTACAATCCAGCTACGACCTATTTTTGTTATCTCATCAATCAACTTCGGATTAGAAAGCAATCCATGTAACGCAGAAGCCGCAAAATAATCGCGTAAATCCATGCCATCCTGCGTAGTGATGTGACCGTTATCCGCTAATGTCGGGAATGCCTTCATCCTCATGTTTCCTCCTGTAACTTTGCGTATCTAAAAAGTAACTTCTTCGGTATCAAAAACGCCTTCTTTTTGTTCCTGTCACCGTTACCAACAAACTCCGCATAGACCAGCTTATTTTCCCAAATGCAACGAATGAGATTTCTAAACTTTATCCAAGCAAATACTTTCCCATCGTAAAACACCAACCACGTTGCCTGAGTCGTACTTAACGCAGAAGGAACACCAGACATCTCTATCTCTACAACGATGTTCCCTGTCTCGTTAGACATCGGATCGTACTTAACCTCAATCCCCTGTCTGATCTCTGGTATCCAAATGTCGTAACCCTTGAAACCCTCAATCAACGTAGCGCATGGATGTTTCTTTCTGATAATCGCTAGTACCTTTTGCTCTACAGCAATCCCTCGCTCAAGGTCTGCATGGAAATTCATAGATAACCCATAGCTTCGTTAATTCGCGTAAAAGCCGTTTTAAGCCGTTTTTTATCACCGTCTGATACCTGCCTACCCTCAGCCATATCAAACGCCGCTATGGACGTAATAAGGGCTTCAAATTGGATTATTTTCATTAGGTCTGTGGCATAGAACGGTCTACGGACTGGTTTACTGGTATCGCTAGGCATAAAAGATTGATCTTTAGGAAACAGATCAGTCAAATCCATGCCGACTGCTGAAACCACTTCGTAAGCCGAACAACCGGCAAAACACTTCAGCAGAATCCTGCCATCGTCAGTCTCGGTAATCGCTAGGCTAGGACGCTTATCCTCATGCGCTGGACAACAGGCTACCCAATGACCACGCTTGCCTTGAACCTTCTCCAGCTTGTTTAAGAATTCGCCAATCATAGGATTCTCCTTCCGAAAGGAAATGCCGTCGTACTAGCAACCTTGACCTCATCTTCCCAACGCTTACCGTTAAGCCATGTAGCAGGATAAGGAACGAACTTTAGGTCACCTGTAGCTAATCCTTGGTCTTTTATCGCTTTAGCAATTTGCTGGAACAGTTCATCAGTCATCTTGAGTTTCTTAAACGCTTTTCTAGCATCCTCTTTAGCTAGACGTTTAGGATAGATTTTCCAGAAATCGCTGAAATAGTCTTTGGTAGTCTCTGTATTTATAGTGATTTCACAATTTTTGGGTAGTTGATTACACAAATTTTGTGGAGTGGTATCACTAAGTTTGTTGTAGTCAATTCGATAATAAAGCGTCCTGTCGCTGGCTTTAGGAGACTTAAAATCAGCTATCAAAATTCCGCTATCACGCAGACTTTTCAAGTGGTTTGCTATCGTATTTCGATGCCAGAATGGAAACTGTTTTTCCCATTCAGTTACGCTGTTATAAACCCAACGTAACCCATCATCCATAGGTTTAGCTCGTTGCAGCCAGTAGTGAATCTGCTGGACTACGATAGCTTCAGCAAGTCCAATCTTTACCGCTAACGATGGCAATACTTGTAATGGTGGTTCATTGATTAGGAGGCTACTCATTCTTCCTCCAATCCATTGTCATATTTTTGACGGAAAAAGTTAGTTGCTTCTTCCTCGTCATTGGCATTTGCAATTAAAAATTCGCAAATTTTTTGATATTTCCTTGAATCAATAAATGTAAGCAACCTAGCCATATAACCAACGGCTTGATATTCATAGGAATATGCGCTGTATGGCGCGTCTGTTAACTTTTCTATAACACTTGTGTCAGCGTATCCAAAGAGAATATTAAAAATTTCAATATTGTCAGATAAGCTAAGTATTTCCTTGATAGATTGGATTGCGGCATGATTAAGATCATGGCACTCATGGCAAAGCACCTCTAGCTGATCGTTTTCATACTCCCAAGGTTTCCTACCCTTGAAATACTGTTTGTGATGAACATGAAGCTGATTCTCTTTAGAGCCGCAGTTTTCACATTCCCAACCTGCAATTTCTAATCGTTCTAATCTTTTTTTCTGCCATTCAGGTCTTTGCAAAAGATTCAAATACTCATTTGACATAGCTTTTTCCAATAAAAAAGCCCTAGGAGAGACTCTCACCGCATTAACGGCGTTGGCAGACTGGCAGGTAACCAGCAGAGTCCCTTCTAGGGCTTACCTGTAAACACGCTGCCAAGCGTGTGCAAATCATACCTTCGGGTTCCTACGTTCGCAAGTCCTACAAATCTCGCTATCCTTAAACTGCGCTAACGATCTTGTCTTTTTGCAAACAGAGCAAAGGCGTGTACTAAAGTTATAAATCGTTTCCGACCCAAGTGAACCGGACTTTCGACGCAAGGGTTTTAATGGGTCTGTTGCCAATCGGTTGTCCTCTAGGTGAAACTTTAGGTAGAAATCTTGGTTCTTGTTTAGGTTGCTCTTTTGGTAAGTTCTTTTTCTTGTCCATAATTGTGCCAGAGTTAGAGTGTTTCATAATAGAATGTTTCTATTGAGATATGGATTCCTGATAGAAATGTTTTTACACACAAGTCCTGAATCGGTTTAGTATTTCGGAACCGCAACTAGGAGATTAGATATGGATAAGCAAGGTTACGAGCAGTTCTTAATCGGTACGTTACAAGATGGCTTCCCCGGTGAGTTGACTGCTTGCTTCAAAGATACATTAAAACAATCTCGTGAGGAACGGTTAGAGGAAGAACTTTGCATCCTCCTAGAGACTTGCGCTGTGTTCCAGTCCGATCCGGTCAAGCTGCAAGCGGCTATTCGTCGCAACATGGTAGGTATCGTCAACAGACTGGTAAAAGAATCTACACTACCTGAGTACGTTGAGACTCAGGAAGATCGTGATAGAGATCGTGCTGACTGGCTCTATCAGGAAATGAAAGATCGGGAGGTAAGATGAATCCGAGTCGAGCAGAGATTAGTAACTGGCAGCTTGCTGAGATAGTCTATTCCTTACGTTTACTTATCGATAGGATAGAACGTAGATCGGCTTCAGACGCTGACAAAGAGATAGTGTTTATGGCATACCGAGCGTTACAGAATACGCCTGATGCAGTCATTCAACTCGTAGACGAATTAGAAAGAGGCAACCAATGAGAAAGTTATTCAATCCAGACGATAAGCTGGCAGACTTTATCGACCGTCATGCAGGTGTTGTGATAGCGTGTATGTTTGTCCTGGCGTTACTTATGGACAGCTTTGCATGAAGAAGGTTTTTCCATCAATCTTAGACCAGAACTTTAAATATGTTCCTTCCGGTAAGACGAACATTCGCAAGACTTTCGATCGTATTCGCAAAGAGCAGAAGGAGGTTACAAAAGTACAAACTACTACGGAAGCACAATCTCACAATATCATCTTCAATAAGAAATTCGCTCAGGGATAACTAATATGAACTCAGATAATCGGCAACAAGAGCAAGACGAACATCAGCAATGGATCGTATACCAGAAGCTCCAGACAGCTAGGGTCAAGCTACAGAACGTAGAACTCAAGAAGTCTGGACATAACAAGTTTGCTGGCTACAAGTATTTCGAGCTATCAGACTTCCTACCTACCGTTAATAGCATCTTCTTTGAGCTAGGGTTAGCACATACGCTAGAGTTCTCCGACACTATGGCTACGATGCTAGTCATCGATACAGAGAATGGTGGTCATGCAAAGTTCACCTGTCCTATGGCTAGTGCTGAACTCAAAGGATGTCATCCAGTCCAGAACCTCGGAGCATCGATAACGTATATCACTCGTTACCTGCTGGTCATGGCTCTGGCTATCTGTGAGCATGATGCGTTAGACGCGACAACTGGTGCTGATGAGCCTCGTTCTGCCAAGCCTATTACCAAGTCGGTATTCGATACGCTAGACGAGGAATCTCAGAAAGAGATTAAGAGCTATGCAGCCGATGTAATCATGCTGATCCACAAGGAAAAAGTAGGTGAGGCTGTGGAGTACATCAATTCTCTGGAGCTAGATGCGGACTGGAAAACAGCCCTCTGGAGCCAATTGGATAGCAAGCAACGATCAGCAATTAAAAAATTCGCTCAAGGATAATCATGGAATACGACAATACTAATCGCGGTACGCTAGGTAAAAACGCTAACAAGAAGTCTGACAGTCATCCTGACTACTCTGGTCAGTTGAATATTGATGGAGTGGATTACTGGCTATCAGGATGGCTCAAAGAGTCTAAGAAGGACGGTACTAAGTTCTTTAGCCTAGCGGTTAAGCCTAAAGATTCAAAGCCATCTAAAGCCCGTCAGAAGCCTGAGTTTCAGGATGATGACCTGTCAGACGCGCCATTTTGATCTACGGGGGAAAGCGGATTCCAGCTTTTCGATTATCAAATCGTCAAGGATAGAACTGGTGTAGCGAGTACCTCACCCTTATCGCCTAGCTAGTGGTGGCGCGTAACCCTAGCAGCATATGCAATGCCTCCTTTACGTTTCGCTCCCTTGCATTGTGAGTATGCCGACTAACCGCCGTAAGCGGTCAACCAACCGAGGAACCAATGAAACTACTAGACTTTCTGAAATTGCAATTCGACATTAAGAATGATCGTCAACTAGCCCTAGCTCTAGGTGTTCAAGCACCAGCTATCAGCAAGATTCGTAACGGTCATTCATCCATCACGGCTGACTTTATCCTGAAGGTGCATGAGACTTTTGAGATTCCAGTCAAAGAGATTAAGGCACTCATATGAGCTACGAACAGACAGAGCTACTGGTAGTCCGTTGGGGTGAAGCCAGAGGAATCATCCAGAACTCAGATAGCAAAACGCAGTTACTCAAGGCTTTTAGCGAGATGGGGGAACTAGCAGATGCGATTACCAAACGAGACCGTGATGCAGTTATCGATGGACTTGGCGATGTTCTTGTATGTCTTGTCATGGTTGCTGCTATTGAAGATGTCGATCTGAAACAATGCTTCCTGTCAGCTTATGAGGAGATCAAGGATCGCAAAGGATTCTTGAATAAGGAAGGAGTTTTCGTCAAAGATGCCTGAAGAACTTAAGAAGGTCTTAGAGATGATTAATAGCTGGTGGGCTAAGTCTATGGTTGCCATCATCCTATGTGTCATAGGGTACAACATAGGAGCCATTCAGACTGAGATACGGATAGCGTCAGATTGTAAGTTTGCTAACGCTTTTAGAGTAGATATTCAGGCATTTAGTTGCCAGAGGAAACTATGAACAAAGAGCAAATTAACCGAATCATCCAAGATAACGAGTTATTTCACGGGATGATGGCATTAGGCGTAGTTATGGATGCGAACCACCTTGAGAAGTTTGCCAAGCTAGTTGCAGCAGAGGAACGTGAAGCCTGTGCCAAAGTGTGTGATGAGTTAGAACAGCGTTTTCGTAAGTACACGGAAGAACTAAAACAAGAACAACATCAGCTTGTGTATCAGGAACGTGTCAAGACCTGTCAATGGAACGCAGGTTTGATCCGAGCAAGGGAGGAATAATGGGCAGACCTAGAAAGAATCCAGACGATCCTAAATGGAACAAAGAAACTGAGATTAAGCCTTCCAGAGACTATGACTGGAACCTGTTCTTTGCAGCCGCTTTAGGCGGTTTAATTGCTAAGGGTGGTCTGTCCTATGACCAGCTAATAAAAACGGCTTCTAGCATCGCTACAGAGGCTCAGGACTCACTTTCTGATTGAGTCATACTGTGCATAGCATTGCTTCAGCGCGAGTCTGAGAGTATCTGCCTCTATTGCTATTTCGACAAGACTCTCCGCATCTTCTCTAAAAAGGTTTTTTCCAGAGCATCCGGCGATACTTGATCCAATGCCGGAGGAACCGGACACGGAACCTGCTTGGGAGGTGGAGGACGGACGCTGCTGCAAGCTGTTAGTGAGAGCAGTAGCCCGAGCGTTAAGGTTGCGGATTTCAACATCTTTATCACTCCTCAATTTATCTGCCTGAGCCTGTAATTCCTGCTCTTTCTTTCTGGCTTCTTCCTGAGCCTTAGCGTACTCCGCATACTGAGCCGCTTTCTCTTTATCCCACAGGTTTTGTATCTTCGCCTGACCATGCTCGGAACCCTGAAAATATCCTGCACCTGCTGCCGCGATAACGGCAACCAAGGAACCGAGTAAAAAATAGGGATTCATTTTGGTGGAACTTTAGTGCCGTCTAGCTTCTTATGGACTTTGACCTCACGACAGACCTGAACCTCTTTGCCCTTACGATCCTTCTCTGCGTGACAGACCTTCTTAGTCTCGGCTGCATGAATCTGGAACACTAGGACAGCACTTAGCAAAACAGTAGCAGCCATGCGTAGATAAATAAGCATTAGTTGATCTCCGGGTGAGGTGGTTGAGCAGGTTTGTCTTTAAGGCTAACCACAGGGTCGATAGAAGGCTCTACACGGGCTTGTATAGGGCTAGGAGGAGGAACTTCTCTCATCGGCTCAGGAGGCTTTGCAGCCTGTTTGCCAGCATCGCTAAAGTTCTTCATCGTATTCTGCACAGCATCTAGGGCTTGCTGGTTAGAACCATTCAGCATGATGCCTGACAGGATTCCACAGAGAAACGACGCTACAGGGATGATGACTTCAAAGAACTTCTGGTCAATCGG